AAAGTGAGGAAATTTTATGGCAGTTCTTTTGCCAATTTTGTTGCTTCACGTCGCGCTTTAGCGGGAATTCCGCAATTTATGAAGAAGCATTGGAAAGTGACTGAATGTCTTGTTGGTATTAATCCACTATCTAAAGAATGGGATGATTTTCATACTTATTTAACAGAATATAGTACAACTAATATGATTGCCGGAGATTTTTCAGGCTTCGATACTAGAATGGCTGCGCAGATTACTGCGGCCGCCGCCCAAATTATGGTGCGGTGGTATGAGGCAGCAGGAGTGTCACAAGATGATTTAAAGCTCATTAAAGGAGCATTATCTGATATTGTACACCCAAATATTCTTGTAGATGGTGATTTATATAGATTTGCAAATGGGAACCCATCAGGGAACCTTATTACTGTTCAATTGAACAGTGTTTGTAATTCTATTATGATGCGATATGTATATTATGCAATGATGCCTAATATTCGCGAAAAATTCGCTAAGAATGTTCGCTTAGGTACATATGGTGATGACAACGCTATGTCTGTTAAACCACATTGTAGATTTTATACACATACATCGTGCCAACAAGAATTTGATAAATTGGATATTGGTTATACAATGGCCGATAAGGATGCAACATCTAGACCGTATATTACAATTGATGAGATTTCATTTCTCAAACGATCATTTGTTAAACACGAAGAATTACAGATTATAGTTGGTCCTATTGAGGAAGATTCTACACTTAAACGTTTTCATTGGTTAAAGAAACCAAATGAAACACCTTTAAGTTTTTCTGAGCAATTCGGTGCTTATACTGATGGAGCTCTTCGCGATTATTATTTACGCGGTAGAGTTGCATATGAAGAGTTTTTACAAAAGTTAAGGAATATTGTAGAACTTAACCCTGAACTTAAGGGTGTGGTTCTTTTTATATCCTATGATGAAATGACAGAAATTCTTCGTCCAGACTATTCGTCTGATTATGTGAATAAGAATGAAAAATTATTCGCACACTCCATGGGGAGTGATTAAACCCATGTGAAGTCTTTTTACCCCAATTGTAGACATGTTCCCACGGGAAACAGAAAGGGGGCTCTATTATGATCGCACATTATCGTCATCGCCTAACGATTTTGTGGACCGCTTGTGGAGCAGCTTGTTCAAGGCCAATGAGCGTACTGGTATAACCGACTAGTACGTTTTTAAAATTTCAACGGTTACTATTTATAAAATTTA